ATCCCCCCTCTTTTGTCTTGTCTTTGTGTCTTTGAAGACACTGCAAAGAGGGATATTCATGCACTTTGGGTGAACTTAATTTGATCTCAAATTGCCGAACGATTGACGGAGTCGATAGAAAAGGAAGGTTGTTGACGTCCGAACAACCGCAACCGAAAAACCTAAAAATTCTATCAAAGCGGAGCGAGATTGACCCCCCACCCCTCGAAAAAAAAGTCGTTTCCGGTCCGGGGCCGGCTGCGCAAAATGGGGCTATAACCCCCACACTCTTGGTATCTGATATTTCCATATCTTTATACCATGTACAATGATTTAACGGTTAGGAACGGTAGGCTTATCAACACTCGTCCTAATGATGTCACCGGTATTCAGCAGGCTGTTCGTATCAAGAAGGATATGAAGAAAGCCGAGAAGATACAGATGATGTCTGATGCTTTTTACCAAGCAGAAATGCGTGCCGATTTAATGGAGTCATTGATGAATGGTAAGAAGAAATAGACGAAAATTGTACGAGTTTACTTAAGAGAGGGAGAGGCTTCAGTTGAGGTTTCTCCCTCTTACTTTTTATATTACCTAATTTCTGTCATAACTATGTCGAAAAAATGTATCTTAACTTATTGATTATTAATTCTTATGTCGAAAATGTCGATTTTAAAAATGAACTATAGTCATAAATTTCTTAATAAAAGGAGGTAAATATATATATATAATAGGGGAGAAGAAAGTGACATGGCGTCATTTCATGACGTCATTCGCAGGAAAAAATTCTTTGTCAATTCCCCCAATGTTTCTTACTTTTGATTCACCATACCTTGTATGGTGTAATCTAATTCAATCAAATGGAATACTCTCCTAAGGATTTGGTCTTTGCCGAAGAAGGCAGGAAGAAATTAATCAATGGCATACGTAAGATTTCCGGTGCTGTCAAGAGCACTTTGGGACCATCGGGTAATACGGTCCTTATCGAATCCCCTCAGCATACTCATGGTATCACTGTCACTAAAGATGGTGTCACGGTAGCGAAGGCTGTCGACCTACTCGACCCTATCGAGAACCTTGCGGTTAAGATGATGAAGGAGGCTGCCGACCGGACGGCTACTCTTGCAGGTGACGGAACGACTACGGCAATTGTGCTGACCGAAGCGTTAGTCATCAGTGGTCTTAAGCTGATTCAACCACACCATAACCGGACGACTGTTCTCAGGCACATGGTGGATATGTCCACAAAGGTGGTGGATAAGCTGCGGAGACGTTCGAAGAAAGTCTCCTCAAGCATGCTCACAGATATTGCGTCCATCTCAGCGAACAACGATAGGGAGATAGGGAAGATAATCGCTGACGTCTACCGTGAGGTAGGTAGGGCAGGTATTGTTACGGTAGAGCGAAGCCAAACTGCCGAGACCTATGCTGAGACCACTATGGGGTTAAAGATTGACAGGGGGTATCTGAGTCCACTCTTTATCAACAATCAGAAGAAGGACGAGTGTGTGTTTGAGGATGTGATGATACTTGTGGCTGACATTGAGATTAGCAACATCCTACAGATAGAAGCTATCTTGAAACCTATAATACAGGAAGGAAAAAAACTCCTAATCGTGGCACCATGCCATGTGAACGTGGTGAACACCTTTGCTGCAAATGTGATGAAGAACAACTTGAAGCTATGTGCGGTTCAACCTCCGAGCTTTGGGTATAAGCAGCATGAGCTGATGCAAGACCTTGCGGTGAGCGTCGGAGCAACTTACTTCAGCGAGAGAACAGGAGATGACCTAAGCCAAATAAACTACAACGACCTCGGCCATGCCGCTAAGGTGGTGGTGTCAAGGGACAGTACTATCATCCTGAAGAGCGAAATGAAAGTCGCTCCTGAAAAGATAGAGGAGAGAGTCACCCAACTTTGGGAGGCGCATGCGCAGGCTAAGAAGAAAGCTGACAAGGACCACTTGCTTGAACGCATTGCTTCGCTAACCGGTGGTATTGGGGTAATCTATGCCGGTGGTAATACTGACCTTGAGCAGAAGGAGTTATACGACAGGATTGACGACGCTGTGTGCGCTGTACGCTCAGCCCTTGAGGAAGGCATCCTACCGGGCGCAGGGAAGGCTTTATTCGAGCTTACCGTACCAATCGATGAGAATATGCCTGACGAGGAGAAAGTGGCAGCAATCATCCTTAATGAGGCTATGATGACACCGCTTGTGCAGATACTTGAGAATGGCGGAGTGAGCCTTGAAAAGGTTTACTCCGAAGTTCATCCAAGTGGTCATGGGTACAACCTGAAGACCGGAGAGTTTGGCGACCTGATTAAGATGGGGGTGATTGACCCACTGAAGGTGACACGCAGTGCGCTGCAGAATGCAGTGAGTGTAGCGACAACCATATTATCCACCAACGCCATCATCACAATGGCACGTAGTTACGAGACCAAATAACAGGGTGCATGCACCCCTGTAACCTGATAACATGATGCGAGTAAGCCAAGAGAACACAGCCTATCCTATGAGTTGCGAAAGATGCAAATACAATTGGCTTGCTGTTGTCGAGGCGAGTAAGATTGAGTGGAGTGAGTTCCACGTTGAGCTACATCACGGTGACATGTTAGAGTGTCCTGAGTGTGGACATTGGACAGAGATAAAACGAGACGATGAAAGCTATAGGTAAAAACATTGTGATTCGTCAAATTGACGAAGAAGTAAAGACCTCATCAGGACTTGTCCTGTCGGGTGAAGACACCAACCAACTACGCTACAAGCGTGGCAAGGTGATAGCTCCGGGTACTGAGGTGAAATCCATCCAAGAGGGTGATGAGATTTACTACGACAAGGCGCAGAGCTACATGATGATTGTGGGTGATGAGCAGGTCATCGTTATTCAGGAACGAGATGTGGTACTTGTCCTGTAATCCTTTTCTGCCTAATCTCAGCGTTCATTGTTTTAATCATGTTGCGATACACCTTGTCGGTGTACTTAACCTTCTTTCTGAACATAGGGTTGTTATCGACGTGTTCAGGGATTTCCTTTCCTTCGAGTTTTGAGTAGAGTGAGGCTATCATCTTCTTGGCTTTGAAGCTGAGATTGTAGATGCCTTTGAATCTTCTATTTTTGGTTTGCCTGAAGTTTTCAATCCACCCATCACGCAGTAACCGGTCGAAGCGTTTTCTCTCCCAAGAGATAAGTTGATTGAACTCGTCGAATTTGTCTTTTCCGAAATAACTCTCCGAGTAGAGGAACAGGAGAATGTCGAGGTCGGACTGCGAGAGTCCATACTTCGCTTTCATGTATTGGCGTATAACTCTCCAATACTTCAAGTAATTTGATTTCATTTCATTATATTTGTGAACAAAGATAGAACATGATACTACAGTTCTTATCAAAACTATTTAAAATCAAGTCAGATGGACACACCTTGCACACAAGTCGTGAAGGCAGCGACAATGCCAAAAAAACCAAAAAAATAATTTCTAACCCTCAAAAATCAAAAGCGATGAAAAAAGCAAAACCAAATTTGCCTGCATCTTCAATGCTTAAGCCTCCTGTATCTTCCGGCAAAGGAATGATTAAGAAGGCTGCTGCAAAGAAAGTTGTTAAAGCCGTTATGAAAAAAGCTGCAAAGAAAAAGTAATGGCAACAAAAAGCAAAATGAAATGTAACCGTGTCGTGGCATCGGATAGACCCGGCAAGAAGCGAATGGTAAAAGCCTGTGCAAACGGGAAAGAAAAACTAATTCACTTCGGAGCTGAAGGTTATGGCCACAATTATTCTGCTGCGGCACGGTCTTCATTTAGAGCACGTCATCGTTGTGGTCAAGCAAACGACAAGTTGAGCGCACGCTATTGGGCATGTAAGAACTTGTGGGCAGGACCGGGAGGTTCAACACAATCATCTCCTAAAAGTAGAAAAGGCAAGTACTAATGAGTCAGTCTTGGAAAAGTAGAGGGCATTACCTCAAAGATGGTACAGAGTGGAAGGGGTATCAGCATGCGTCCGGCAGTAAAATTATGACCGGCAAAAAGCATACTGAATCAAGCAAACCATTATATCACTTCATGGAGCTAAGTCCTGAAGCCAAAAGAAAAGTATTATCAAAGAAATGAAAGACGCTTGCTATAGAAAAGTAAAAGCATCGTATGATGTGTTTCCATCCGCAAGGGCTTCCCAAGCCATTGCAAAATGTCGAAAGGCATCAGGCTCAGTTCGCAAGACTGAGAAAGGAACAGCGCTGAAGCGTTGGCAATCTGAGAAGTGGGTTGACACCAAGAGTGGTAAACCATGTGGAGCAGGAGGTAGGAACGAGTATTGTAGACCTACAAAGCGAGTGTCTTCGAAGACACCGACTACTAAAGCGGAGCTTAGTAGTTCGAAGCTATCTGCAAAAAAAGCGGAGAAGAGTAGAGTTGGAATGGGCAAAAGAGTTTCCAAAGTTTAGTATATTTGTTTTCATAAACTTAAATCAAATCAAATGGCACAAAAAGTAACAAGAACAAACACGGAGTTATTAGAATTGGTACGCAATTTAAACATGACTCCTGCAGAAAAAGGAAGTAAAAGAGAAGTGAAACTTAAAAAGATTGCTGAAAAAATCAAGCAACTTTTTGAAGAGTACAACGAGAAGCGTGAGGAGATTCGTCTTGACCATGCTTATGCTGACAAGAATGGTGTGTTGGAGTTAAATGAGAAAGGTGAGTATAAGTTTACAAAAGAAGGAATCAAAGCAATGGGAAAAGATATGAAATCGCTTCTTGAAAAAGAATTTGACTTTTATCAATTTACATTTTCAACCGAAGGCATCGAAGACCTAAAATTCCTCGCAGGATGGGTGGAAGGAATCGAGCCTGAAAAAGAAGAACAAGATGAGCAAGTTTAGTAAACTCTCAGAGAAGATACAAAAGAAGCAAGGCATTAGTTCGAAGAGAGCTGATGCCATTGCTGCTTCTATAGGTAGGAAGAAATATGGCAAAACTAAGTTTCAAAAAATGGCAAGCCGTGGAAAAAAGTAAAGGACTCGGAGATACTATCGAAAAGATTACTACTGCTACCGGCATCAAGAAAGTTGTCGAGACAGTAGCCAAAGCAACAGGCAAAGATTGCGGTTGCAATAAAAGACGTGATGCACTTAATCGTGCATTCCCTTATCAGAATAATGAAACCAAAAAAACAAATTAACAATGGCATATCAAAAACTCCAACCGGCAAGAGCTTCTGTTGTTACTAAGAGTGACACTGATGACATTCCTAATCCGGGTAATGGTGCAGTTGAAGGATGCGTTTTGTATGTAGGTACAGGAGGAACACTTCGTGTTCTAACTGCAGGTGGCGACGATGTTACTTTTACAAACGTACCAAACGGAACCTTTTTACCTATACAGGTGATTCGTGTATTCGCATCAACAACAAACGCAAATAATATTATTGCTTTATGGTAATAGCGATTACAATACAAGTAAGATGAATATTCAAGAAAATAGCAGACTTGATTATATGGCAGCAGAATTAGATGCACTAAAAAATGATGTAGCAGAAGTAAAGGCTATTGTAAAAGACATGCACCATCTGCTTGCAGGAAATCCTATTGATAAAGATTCAAGTGGACTTATTGGAGACTTTAAGCAAGTAAAGAGAGAGTTTTATGCTTTGAAAGCAGAGATCAAAAAGTATAAAACATATTTCTACGCAATTGTAACGCTTATTGGCATTGGTGTCCTTAAAGTAATTATTGATTTTCTAAAAGGTTAGTGATGGCAAAAAGTGTTTCAAGTGTAAAGAAGATCAGCTTTGGTAAACGCAAGAAGGGTGTTGCCAAGAAGTCTTATAATAAACACAGTCCAAAACCAAAACCATATAGGGGACAAGGAAGATGAAGGAGTTTCTCGAATCTATAGGAGTTAATATAGGTATAGCCTTAGCCGGAATGTTCGGCAGTCTTATTATGCTTGGCAAGAAAAGTAGTACCAATTTAAGGACAACGCTTTTTGCTATCATAACAGGAGTATCAAGCGCCAACTACATAACCCCGATTGTGAGCAATATGATTAATATTAGCGAGCAGTATCAAATGGGAGTGGCTTTTATACTTGGATTTCTTGGGCTTAAAGGAGTAGAAAAAATATCCGAAAAACTTTTAAAAGAAGAGAAATGATTTACATTAACGCAGTAGCCAATCTTGTAATTTCCTTGTCAATGGTATTCTTTATGATATTTGTGTTTGGCT